CCCGGATGTCCCCGCCGACCTTGTCCATGCCCGTCGCGACGCCCGACGGGTCGACCCCGACCTTGATGAGCAGCGAGGCGATGACGGCGGAAGGGCCCATGGGACCGGGCTATCTCCTAGGCGCGACTCTCGGGGAGGCGCCGGCGGGGTGCGCGCTTCTCGCCCGGGGCCGCGATGCGACCACCGAACGCCATCATGGCAGCGTCGAACTTCGCCCGCAAGTTGGCCGCCCGCTCCGCGTCGGTCAGCGGCTCCTCGGGCATGAAGTCCTGCGGGGTGAAGGGGGCGGGTCGCTTCTTCCGGTCGCGGTTGGCGTTGGCGATGGTCGACGCGATGACCCCGGTCCGCCATGAGTCGGCGTCAGGGCCGAAGGGCTCCAGTTGTGCGTAGGCCATCCACTCCGTGAACTCGTTGGAGGGGATGGCCCGTTGCGCGTCGGCGACGCGCTGATAGCCGAGGGCCAGCGTCAGTCGGAGCCAGAACCGTCGCTCAGGCCGGCTTTTAGGGCTTCGACCGCCTTCTTGACGGCGTCGGCGTCCATGCCGGAGAGCCGCGAGACAGCGTCATCGAGGCGGTCGATGACGGCCGCGTTCTTCTCGCCCAGCGCGGCGATGTCCTTGTCGCTGAACAGGCGCTCGCCGTTCTCGTCCACGACGCTCCGGCCGACCCGGCGGGCCCGGAAGTTCGCCAGCATGGCGCCGGCGTCCGTCTGGTTGGCCTGCTGGAGCCGATAGGACTCGGCATCGTAGGCGTCCCGCTCCTTCCCGGTCATGGACCGGACCCGGACCTCGGCGCCCTCCCCGCCCCACTCGGGGACCGGGACGTACTCATACGTGACGTCCGCGGCGTCGAGGATGCCGGCGCGGGTCATCAGCCGGCGCGGCTGCCCGTCGATGTCGACGGTGCGGAACGGCGGCGGGGTCTCCGCCTGTGTCTCCTCCGGGGCGTCCTGCCCCATCGTCGGGTTCTCGTTAGCCCGCTTGGTAGTCATCGGGTCCTCCATGCGATGCCGGGTTCCGCCCGGCGACGGTTATGACGCCGGGGTGAAGACAGGCTCGCCCGACGGTCGGAGCGTGACGGCCTTCGCGAGATGGCCGTTGACCGGGGCCGTGTCACCGAAGCCGATGACGTAGGCCGTGAACTCCCACGTGGAGCCGTCCGGGTACGTCATCACGTACTCGTCCAGCGTCTTGTCCGACCACGCCTCGGCGAGCGCCTGATGGGCAGCGTCGGCGGGGTTGTAGACCAGCGGGAACGAGACCTCGCCCGTCCGCTTGACGGTGACGATGAACTCCTCCACCTGTCCCGGGGACGAGTGGTTGGTGATTTCGTCCGTGTCGGTCGACAGGTTGGGCCCGTCGATGTCCTGAATCTGCGGGATGGGCACACCGCCGATTGACAGCGTGGTCCCGAAGGTGTCGATGGCGACCGATGCCATGGTCTATGAACCTCCCTATCGCCGGGCGAGGATGATGCCCGCCTGCCTCGCCCGCTGTTCGATGTCGGGTTCCGGGACCCGGGGGTGCGCGTCGCCCGCGTGACGGACGACGGCCTGATGGGTCCTGCCTGTGAAGTCCCCGAAGGGGCAGCCGTAGAGCGGGCCCCCCCGCCACTCCCGGAGATAGAACGGGGACGCGTCCCCGTCAGGGTCCTCTGTGACCGCCTCAGACGGCCCAAGCGGCCCGATGGTATCCGATGCGGGGTCCGGGGCCGGGGTGACGTCCTCGACGGCGCCTTGGCCGTCCTGTAGGGCGTGCATGGCGGCCACGGCGGCGGCGTACCGCGCGTCGGCATCGGACTCCCGGGCGTCGGTGGTCACGACGTCGGGCGTGGTCTCGGCGATGGTGGTCTGCTCGGTCTCGTTCATGGCGCCTCGCTTCCTAGCATGACATCGATGCGCTGGCGGAACAAGCCGCGCGGCTCGGGGTCGACGTCCTCGGCATCGTCCGCGAGGATGGCCGACACGGACCATCCGTCCATCGTCTGCCGGGTGCCGTTGAGCAGGGCCGCGACGGTCCGGGCGGCGTCGAGCCCCGGGGCGTACTGCTCGGAGTAGATGGTCAACTGGTAGCGCCGGCGCATGAGGGACGTCCCCCCGGAGTGCGTGGTCGCGGCGGGGACCCCTGAGATGCGCTGGTACGTGCCCGCCACCATGCCGTCCCCGGCAGTCGACGCGACGGCCGACTCGGGCAGCCGGAGCGGCCACCACTTGCCCGTCAGGGGAGCCGTGGTGGTCAGGAACTCGAACAGGGCCTCGGACATGCCGCTCATGACGTGCCGTCCACGACCTCGGTGTGGATGCTCTGCCGGTAGGCGCCGGTCTTGTAGCGCGCCAGTTCCTTCCAGCGGTTCTCGATGGGCCGCGCGCCCTCCCGGAGGGACGTCGACATGACCATGCGCCCGTCCCGGGAGCCGCCGACGATGAGTTGGCCCATGACGTCGGCCGTGGTCTGCACGGTGACGTCCTTCATCTCATCGAACGCCGGCCGGGCCGACGGGTAGGCCGGCATCCGGGACGTCCCGTACTCAAGGAAGAACGGGTACGGCGGGTCGATGAGGTCGGTCCCGATGGCGGCCGTCATCTCGGCGGCGCCCATGGCCGCGAGTTCTTTCAGCGCCCGGTCCAGTTCGGGCAGCCCGACGATGTGGACGACGCCGGCGCCCGACCGGGCGGAGACCATCGAGCCGCGCGAGTCGGTCCGGGCAGCGGCCATCAGGAGCCCTCATCCTCGTCAGGGGTGCCCGGGGTGCGACGGCGGCCGAGCACGACGGTCGTGACCCGGGCCTCGTCGTGATAGACGCCCATGACGTCCCAGCGGTCCCCGGTCCGGTCGTCCGGGTCCGCGGGCGGCGTGCCCTCGTCCCGGATGCGGTACTCGGGGCGGACGTCGCGGTCGCCGGCGAGCGTGATGACGACGTCCGTCGTGGAGATGGGGACGTTGGCGAACATGACCGCGGCCTGCCGCGACGTCGCCGGGGCGATGAGCGCCGGGACGTCGAAGTGGACCGTGTCCCACGTCCTCTCGGGGTCGCCCGTGTCGTCCTGCGTGTCCACCGGCGCCTCGATGGCGACGAGGGACGGGAACACGAGGTCGGCGACGAGCCCCACGACGGGGGTCAGGATGGCATTGAGGTCGATGACGGGGCTCATGGCGTGGTCCGGAGGACGTCATGCCACACGGTGTCGGCCCAGCCCTGCGCGTCTAGGACCATGCCCGCCCAGCCAATCTCGTCCTCGATGCCGGCGGACGACTCGGCGGCGGCCTGCCGATAGCGGGCGGCCAGTCGCAGGAACGCCTCGGACGCGCCGGCCGCGTCGAGCCGGATGGACCCGACCTCCAGTTTCATCGCGGACCCGAACAGGACGTCGGCCGTGGGGTCGGTGTCCCGGACCTTCCGGAGCAGGAGCGCTTGGTCCCCGGCGATGCGCTCCAGCCCGAGGGCGGCGGCCTCTAGTACGGTCGGCTCGATGTCGAGCAGGACGTCCTCGATGTCCTCGTCCGAGAAGACGGCGGTGGCCTCGACGGACTCGCCCGTGATGAGCACGCGGACCTTGCCCACGTCGGTCGTGCGGTCCAGCGTCCATGTCATCGGTCAGTCCTCCGAGATAGCGAACGGGGCGCCGCTCCCGAGGGAGTGACGCCCCGCCGGGGCTTGGTGCCGGATGGCGGCGCGGCTTACGAGCCGGTGCCGTTGGATGCGACGGTGGCCTTGGGGTCGACCCGGGCGGACCCGAGGACGTGGCGCACCTTGTAGGTGACCGCGTCGAGGTCGAAGTCCCCGTCGAGCGGGGAGACCTCGCCCCCGCCCACACGCTGCGCGTTGGGGGACTTGATGAAGATGGCCGGCTCCTCCCAGCCGCGGAGGAACGCCATCGCGAGCGCCTCGCGGTCGGACCCGGGGGCCCCGAACAGGAACCACGACGTGTTGCCGTTCGTGTCCGCCACCAGCGGGATGTACGGGTTCACGACGACGGAGAGCCGGCGCGACATCCAGTTGTTGACGAGCAGCCGGCGCTCGATGCCGGACGAGTTCGCGAGACCCGTCAGCGTGCCGCCGTCGGTGTTCACCTCGATGGCGGTGGCGTTCATGATGTTGTTGGCCGTGACCTCCAGCGCCGGTGGCACGACGAGGACGACGGCCTCGTGGTCGATGGGGTTGCCCGCCTCGTCCACCTGATTGCCGAAGACCTGTAGCGCCTGCCCCAGCGCCGCGATGGAGAGCGCCGGGTTATTGGCCGCCGACGGGTAGCCGGGGGCGTTGGTCTGGTTGACGATGTTGGCGTTGCCGACCGAGTAGAGCGTGCCGTGGGGACCGGCGGTCCCGACGTACAACTCGGTCGCCATGTACGCCTCGGTGCGCCGGGCCATCTGCGCCATGCGGCGCGGGAGGTCCGACACTTGGTCGAGGTCGTCGTTGACGAGGGTCTCCCACGAGATGCCGAGCCGCTTGCCCATCTTGGCGACCGTGATGGTCTCGGGCTCCTGCTCCTCGGCCGTGACCTCGGGGTACTCGGCGAGTTCCCCGACCGGCTCCAGCCGACCGCCCAGCCCGATGAGGGGCTTGAGCAGTTTGGCGCCGCGGAAGTCCCGGACTACGCGCCGGCGGGCGATGGGCTGCCACGTCGGGATGATTTCCCGGTACGTGGCGAGCATCTGACGGTCGAGGATGTCCCCGAACAGGATGGGGAAGTCGGAGGTCGTGAACGCCTCCTGCAACTGCCACGGGCGTCGCCGGCCGTCCATGACGTCGGCGACGAACTCGACGGCCTCGGCCAGTTGCCGCTGATAGGCCGGCGATGCCCCCGGTCGGCGCGACGGGGCGCGCTGGCCGTCGTCGCCGTTGAAGATGCGCCCGACGTCCGCGTGGTCGGCGCGGATGGTCTCCAGCGTATCGAGGAAGTCCATGGTGCTCGTACCCTCCTTGTCGCTCTGTCGGGTTACGAGCCGGACCCGGGCTCGATGCCGCCGATGCGGACGCGGACGAGGTCCGTGGTCGCGTCAGCGTCGTTGATGCAGACGCCGAAGAACGCCTGATTGGCGTCGTCGGTCAGCGAGAGCGCGCCTGTCGACGGGGTGATGTACACCGCGTCCTCGGCGGATGCGCCCTCGATTTCGAACTCGGCCACGCCGTTGAACTTGACCGTGGCCTGACCGTTCGCGTCCCGGTCCGTCAGGGCGACGCCGGGCTGGTTGCCGAAGATGACGGCGTCCCCGCTCTCGGTGTCCGCGATGACGTCGACCACCAGTTGATTGCCCTCATCGAAGACGATGTTGCCTGCCATGTCTCGGTTCCCTCCTGCGCCTTAGCGCCCTGCCGCAGCGACCTTCGCGGCCGACTCGGAGAGCCCGAGTCGCTGGAAGGCGGCGGTCATGTCGGGGGCCTGCTGCGCGTCGGGGGCGCCGGAGCCCATGCCGCGGACCTCACCCTTGCCGGTGAGCCGGTCGATGTACGCCTGCTCGGCTACCGCGGCCTCGGTGACCGCGGCCCGGAGCGCATCGGCGTCGAGCGCCCCGTCCTTCATCGGGGGGTTGACGGCCATACGGGCCGCCACAGACTCCCGGGCGGCGTCCGGGAGGGACGTCGAGCGGAGGGCCTCGGAGATGACGGAACCGGCCGCGAGGATGGCCGCTGCCGACTCGGCCACGGTCGCGCGGGCCAGAGCCGCGTCACGTGCCTGCTCGGCCGCCTCGGCGCGAGCGATGGCCTCTTGGAGTTCACCCATGTCGCTATCTCCCGTGTCGTCCTCGACGTTGCGCCCGCGTGCCGCCTCGAATAGCGCGGCCACCTGTCCGCCCCTGCCCGCCAGCGTGACGAAGTCGATGCTGTTCGTTGGGGATGGTAGCAGCCGCTCGATGATGGGCCCCCGTCGTCCGGCGGCCTCGCCCTGCCGGACCCGGGCGGATGCCCGTATAGAGACCCCGATGTCGTCCTTCAACTCATCGATGCTGTCCCGGTAGGTCGACACGATGGCGGCCGGGGCGTAGACGCCGGGCCCCTTGGGGCCGTCGTCCATCCACCGGGCGGCCTCGGTCGTGCGGGCCGCGAGGTCTCGGAGGGACCGCTCAGGCCGGGCCTTCGCCTCGTCGGCGGTGGGATGGTCCCAGTACATCATCGTCCCGGCTGGCCACGTCGAGCCGGCGTCACGCCGGAGGATGTCCGAACCGTAGTACCCGGACGTGCCCCAGCCGGCGTCGATGACCTTGATGAGCCCCTTCCCGCCCCGGGCCGCTTCTTCGATGGCCTCGATGGCGGACTCCTGCACCATCACGCCCTCGCCCGCGGCGGACTGCTGGGTGACGACGGTCGCGGCTCCCGTGGTGGGCTCGCCGGATGCCGGGTCGGATGGGGTCGGGGCGGCGGGTGGCGCCTGCTGGACCTGTGCGAGCAGCGCGTTGATGGCGGTGGCGACGGCCCGGAGCGCCTGCTCGTTGGAGGCGCTGAACACGCGGCCGGCCTCGGCGGCATCGGCGGGGAGGGTCGAGGCTTCGTCCTCGACGGCCTCGGCCGTGATGCGGAGTAGTGCTGCGAGGTCCATGGTCCTCCCGACGATGCAGCCCGCTCTTGGCGCGGGAGTCTACAGCGTACAGGACTCGGGACGCAACAAGAGACCCCCGGGGGCCGCGGGATGCAGCCCCGGGGGTCTGTCGGGTTCATCTATCGATGGCGGTCCTCCCTAGTCCCCGGCGGTGACGATGGCGCCCGGGATGCGCTCCAGCACGTTACGGACGTGCCTCTGGTCCCCGGGCTCGGTGTAGACCACGGTATCCCCATCGGTCCAGCGCCGGCAGGGCTCGCGGAGCGAGTCGAGGACGGTCGCCACGTCGGGCCCGGCCCGCGCAGAGACCTCCTCGGTCTCGTCGTCTATGGCGAGGACGTTACCGTTCCCCCACGACGCGACGATGATGGTCATGGGCGCATCCTAGACCCCCCGGTCGCTGATGCGGGCCTGCCCGGACCGGGACTCGTCGAACTGAGCCGGCGTGATGGCATCGAAGCCGAATGACGCGACCGCGAAGTAGTGGACCGGGACCGGGAACGTGCCCTCGGGCTTGACGGCGAGGACGTCGCCGACCGAGAGCGACCGGATGAAGTCGGGCCACTCGTAGGTCTCGGGGTCCATGCGGTTGCCGATGGTCCAGACCCGGTCGAGGGCGGCGTGCTCAGTGTCGGCGGCGAGCCGGACGATGGGGCCGTTCGTCAGGAGGTCGCCGGTCTCATAGGCGTCGAAGCGACCGGGTCCGCTGTTGATGTACGTCGCGATGGTGTAGCGCATCGGGTTCTCCTTCTTCTCCGGCTTGCCGGCCGGGGCGGGTTCGATATGGGAACCCTACAGCACCACGGGTAGACTTGTCAACCCCCTATATCCCGGTCCGGAGTTCGGGGTGCCGTGACAGCAGCCGCTCCATCCTCGCCAGCCGCTCGGCGGACATGCCCGCCAGCGCGGTCTCATCGAGAAGGTACTGGACGGCCGACTCGGCGATGTCCTCGGCCGCGCTGTTGGAGCCGTAGTCGGACGGGTAGCGCCCCAGCCGCTCGGTCCCCTGCCCGGCCTTCGCGATGGCGTCGTCCAGAGCAGCCAGTTGCCGGTCGTATCGGACCAGTAGGTCGCGGTGGTCGGCCAGCCGCTTGATTTGGTGGGCGGTCCGCTCGGCCTCGGGGGTGGCTTCGATGTAGCGGATGAAGTCCTCGGACTCGGCCCGCAACTGGCTCGCCATGCCCCGCTGCCGGATGAGGTCATCGACCCCGGCCGCTCCCTTGGTGAGCGTGAAGACCTCCCGGTCCCACGCCCCGCGCATCGCGAACCGGGCGTCGAGCCCGTGCCCCAGTTCATGCATGATGAGGGCTTCTAGGTCATCGACCCTCGCGAGGTTCTGCCCGGGGTAGCCGTAGTGGTACTTCCCGACGTAGGACTCGACGCCCTCATGGACCCGGAGGACGTGGGTGGTCCCGTGGAAGTCGGCCGCGGCGGCGCCGCCGTGCCGGTTCGGGAAGGACGTCCCGGTGAAGCGGACCTCGGACGCGAGCCCGGAGTGGCCACGCTCCCGGTAGCGTTCGAAGGCCCGGACGATGGAGGCATTCTGGCTGCCCCGGAACTTGTACTCGGTGCCCTTCTCGTAGACGACGCGCTCGACCCCGTACCGCTGCGCGAGGACGTCCCGGAACTCCTGCGCGCCCCCGCGCTCGACCCGGGACACGACGTCGTTGAAGGACATAGCCGCGTACTCCCCCGCGGCGACGGACAGGTCCAGCGGGCCCCCGGGCCCGAAGGGGTTGGCCTGCCCGCGCTCGGCCGACGAGAGCGCCCTGTACTGGAGGGTGCAGCGGCATCCCGGGTGCGCCGGCGGCTCCTCTACCAGCGCCGGGAACGACTCGTCCCACGGTATCTCCCCG